TCCTAGTGTTAACCATTTCGACCGCCTCGGGTCGAGTTATGCCCATCGTACCTATTAGGTCTTGAATTTTTTCTTCATACGCGCTTAATTTAGGTGGTGTAGCAGTAGCTATATCTAAAGCAACTTTACCTTGCTGTTCAGCCAAAGCTGTATCTGCCGCTTGGGCCGTGGCTATTTTTTTCTGAGCACTTTGCAACGCTAACATTTTCAAAGCGTTAGCTTCTTTACTCATCTCACCGGCACGCGCGCCTACTCGACCGGCTAATGGGCCTCCGATCTGACCTAACTTGGCAGCCTGCGAGCCACGCATGGGCTTGCCGTCAGGACCCACATTGGATCCGTACTGTAAAGCTGCTTGTGCAATGTCAAAAAGAATCTGGGATTGAACGTCCTCTTTGGACGTCCCTAACCCTAAAGTTTTATAGAGCTCGGCTTCTTGGCCCATCATTGTAGGCAGATCCGCTGTTGTGGGTGCTGAAGGTTGCGCTCCAAGTAAAGTTTGGATGTATTTATTCGCTGAAGCAATAGCCTCGGGACTATATTCCCTGCCGGAAACCACGCCTTCTTCCGGCGTGCCTGTTTGATAGTACCTAACATCAGATGGGGAAAATCTTTGCGCGGGGGTCACGCCCATCTGACCGGACCCTCGATTAAAATTTTGGACTGAGCCGCCTTTATACATGGCTGGAACAACTGTTTCATCGACTGAAATAGTTTCAATACCAGTAGGTTGAGCGGGCATCGGCGGCATTGGAGGTGCAGGCATTGGAGGTGCAGGCATGGGCATTGGCATCGCAGGCACTGCATCTTGCTGTGCCAACACGGGCTGCAGCAACGCTAAAACACCTTCTGGCGTTTCCTCGGCTTCGCGCATGCCGACTAGATCAGCAAGTTCCTCTCGTCTGGCGTCTATGGATCGCATATCGCCGCGCAGGTTATTCATTAGGATTTCGGGGGAATCAGGCGTGCGGTTCATCATTTGAGCCATGTCCGCTTCGTCGCCTTCCTCCATGCCGTTCATTTCCTCTTCGGAAATCTCGGCCATCAGTTCTTCGATGTCGTCCATAAAACCCGACATGATGCCGACGTTTTCAATCTGATCGTCATCGACCATTTCCATCATTTCGTCTTCCATCATCATTCCCATTAAAATAGACCTGATCTTTTTGCGCCGGCGGCGGTAGCTAGAGCTCCTACGCCGAGGCCCACTGCTGATTGAAGAGGACTGGCGCTAGGCGCTGTCTGCGAAGTCAAAGCCATTGAGGTGCTAGGTGCGCCGCGGTAAATGTCTGAAACAAAACCAAGCTGTTGATAAGGAGCCATGGCATCTTGAAGTTGAGTAGCCCGAATAGCATCTATCTGACTTTGCTCAACTTGCCGTTCAAGTCCGCCCAGACCCGCCAGTAACCCGGTATCCGCTGCGCCAAGCTGTTGTGTTGCCTGACCCAGAGCGCCAAACTGAGCTCCTAAACCGCCCATCTGTCCACCCAAATTGGCAAACTGCGCGGCTGATTGTCCCAAGGCCTGTCCGCCGGCTAACTGTCGAGCCTGCTGGTTTTCAAACCCTGTCATCGCCGCCTGTTGAGCCTGCGCGTAATTGTTAGCATAGTCCTGCATAATTCGTTGGTTTTTCATGTCCTGAACGCGACTATCAAATTCCGCTCTTTGCACGCCTTCTCGCGTGCCGCCAAAAGCCCCCGCAGAAACCGCTGTCGCGGCGTCTTGAGGTCTTGTAATAGCTGCTTGACGGTCAATTTCCGCTAATGCGTCTCGGGTTACGTTTTTGTAATAAGGATTAAAATAATCTTCCGCCATGGTTGGGTCATAACTTTGAGCGGATCCCAATATCCCGCCGATACCTTGTCCGAGGACAGGCGCGCCGCGTTGTGTGAGATCCATTCCCTGCGTCAGGCCTTGAGACGCTGCCTGCAAGTAAGGCTCAAACGACCCGACACCTTGTTTAGCAAAATCAATAGCTTGGACTTCAGTGTCAGATAACCCTGCCGCTTCTGTAGCGGGCAGTGCTACACCTTTATTATAAAGATTCTGCGCCTCTTGCAGCATGCCCAGCTTATACGCTTCAATTTCCGGCGCTTCGCGGACAAACTGAGTCTGATAAGTTGTGTCAACCATTCGCTCGATTCTCCAATTTCTTCATCATCGCGTACATTCGCTTCGCGCCTTTGCGCCGTGATCCGTCGCCCATGTTCCGTACTGCTTTGGCCGTGAAGACAAATTCCCCATCACTTAGCATAGCGGGCACGTCGTCGGATGTGCCAGTGCCGGGTCCGTTAATAGGCCCATTCATTCTCGGAAAATTATCGGGCGCAACGCCTTTAGGTCCGCTACCCTTCGCCGCGTTGTACGTCGGCGTAGGGGGTGCATAATTTGTGTAGAGACTACTCAGTGGTTGGATTCCCCCAAAACGTAGGCCGTACTTCTCTGGGTTTTCCTCCAAGAGCCGTTGTCCACCGCCGGCCATAAAATCCTCAAAGCCCGCGGGCACTTCCGGTTGAGGCGTGTCAAATCCTCCACTCAACGCCATGACACCTAGCCCTGCGCCGGCGAGAGGAAGATACTGACGTCCAAGATCCGTAGCGGCACTTTCTACCAATAGTTGTGCTTCTGTTGGACCCATGCCGGGATTAGCGTCTAAAACTTCTTGTAAACTCGCTCCTTTGCCGGGTAAGAACGCTTCTTTTAAACTTGTGCCTCTTTCAGCTAACGTGCGATCAGGGGCAAAAGTCTCTTTTACACTCTCAAAAAATCCCGGCGCTTTTGCGGGCGCATTGATTATAGTTTGACTTCCTGCTGGAGAAGCGTTCTGCACTGATGCAATGCCGGGATTAGAAGGTAAAGAAGACACCCCTCCCGCCAATGAACCCGGATCGTTTTGCATAGCTAGCTTCGTAGCTTGATCAATCGAAAATTTATCGACAGGCAATGGTGATGCGGTAACACTTTGAACCGGAGTGCTTACTAAAGGGTCCGCGGAAGGTGCAGGAATCCCCGGTGAAACAGGAGTGCCGACTGCCGTTATGTCTACAATACTGTCGGGAGAAACAGCTACATCACTCACTGTAACACCTGTCGATTCACTTACAGGTGCAGCTTTCGCTGCTTTAAAAGCGTCCGCGCCTTGTGTAACTCCTGTAAAAGCACCTGCTGCAAGACCGCCTATGGCTCCCGCTTTTAGCGAATCTTTTAAACTGTTGCCCGCAGCCAATGAGCTACCGGCTCCGGCAACAAACCCAGAGACAGCAGCCGTGCCGGCTGCTGAAGAGACACCTAGAGCTTGAGCAGCAGCGGGACCCGCAATCATAAAAAGGGCTGTGCCAATTACAATTTTGCCGACGGTACTCCGGGCAAATTTCTTAACAGCTTTGCCTATCTTTTTGAAAATTTTAGACAGAGAAAAAAACTCGGGAAGACCTGTACGTGGGTTGATGGTTCCCGCGCCGCCTTTGTCCTTGAGCATCTTCATCTCAGCAGGCGTTACATGGGCAAGCATGGTATCGCCGTTTCTGCCTAAACTGGCTATTCCGCCCATCGCAAACCGCTGCGGAGCCCTAGCCTGTGCGCCAGAGGTTGCTCGGATTTCATCTAAGGCCATGTTCAACGCGCCAAAGAACTCAGGATCGAATGTCTCAGGCAGCAAATCATCGGGCATTTCCTGCGTTTTATAGTGAGCTCGGATTTCGTCATAACGATCAGGAGACGCTAATATTTCATCGACCATGTCGTTGAGCACGTCAAGCACTTCTATGGGGAGTTCGAGATCACGTAGCTCGGATTTGAATTCTGCCACTGCCATCGGATCGGCTTCAGCCGCCGTCGCCAGTAGGGTCTCATTAATTTCCGAAGCAGGGACTTCTTGCCGTATCTGTTCGACGACAGCGAAGTCTTCCATTGTGGGTTCGGGAGTTTGCATAGGTCCCGACATTGCAGCATCAGCCATATCAGCCATGATGTATCCTTATAGTTTTAGCCATTGGGCCACACAGGACCGCACGTCGGGAAGACGTGAATTTTGTAATTATGACCACTATCTTAGTCTCTGTCCACTTCCAGATAGGACAGGTAAAAACTGACATTGGCCTGTGAAGAAATAACTTTTAAAACATTGCCGGTTTCCAAGATGCACGGGACGCCTCCAAAGATGTCCGCCGTCGCATCAGCCACCAAAGATTGTTCTTTGTACAAAAAAACCGCCGTGCCGGCCGCCGAGTCATATTGTTTGATCGAAATATCAGAACTGCTTGCATCCGCGTTGGTTACACGTAAAGATTTGATAATCGCTGTGTTTGCTGCGGGTACGGTATATAGCGTGGTTTCGGTCGCCGCAGAAGGGATGGCTCGTTGATGTAAGTATTTATCAGCCATCTAAGTCCCCTCAAACCACGCACGGGCATTGGAGGTCTGTTGCGTAACTACCGGCGTATAACTACTGTTAAGCTGCAAAACGATCTGTTCAAGAGATCGAACCAACTGATCGAACTGTTGGGGATCGTACTCGCCTCCTCCAGCATTGGGCAAACGCACATTTGCAATCTTGCTCATCTTAATCCATCCGGTTGTATGTCAACTCGAAGCGTTCCGTAGCGCCAATTATCATCCACGGTCGAACTCGTTATTTTTAAAGCAATCTGCCTGCCCCGAGCTCTGGTATCGACTTTTTGTGTAGTCGGTGTAATTGTGTAGGGATCCAAGGAACTTGGGTTAGCGGTGGCCTGCGGATAAGCCCGTAACAAAAGATTAACCACGATATTTCCCGCTTGGTCCTTAAAGTCAGGAATAAAGCGTTTCATATAAACCATTTCTTCACCGTCGCCAAGATCAAAATAACCCGACTCTATAAAAGCCACGATAGCCGTCCCATCGGCTTGGTTGAAGCCATCTTCTTGATTATAGACAAGACTCCTGCCGGCGGTCAGGCCATAAATAGTCGTTAAAGTTGCCGAGGTGTTGTCTTTGAAATACTCCGTAGCCACTGGCTTGCTAAACGAATCTACGTCCTGCCACGACGTTCGCGCTAGTGTTCCGATAGACCAGACGTTTTCGAGATAGTTATAGGTCACGTTACGGTCCACAAAATCAGAACCTGCCGAGCAATAAAACCACGTAATCTCGTTGTAGTCAGAATTTAAGGCCGCATAGACTTTATCTTCCTGAATCAAATTTATATCACCAAAAACATAGTCTTGGACCGTACAGGGCAGTTTCTTTACCGTACCGTCAAAGGCGTAGAATGCTTCGTGCCCGAGCCACAGAGCTAATCCATTCACGTCAACAGCGGCGTGAGGACCTAGAGCTCCGCAATTACTGCCGAGTTGCTGAAAACCAAAAGTATACGGAGGACCAATATATTGCATGCCGTGCAGTGAGGTATCCGTAAAAATAAGCACCTGTCCACGTGAGCGGACCGCCGTCATAATTCGATTGCCATCAGAAAGTTTTTGTCCGCCGGCGGTATTAGTTACACTTTCAGTAAACACCGTGATGTTTTCTTGATCAGAAAACCTAACAAAAAGAGGGTCTTGAGTTGTTGGATCGCCCACGGTGGTCTCCGTTCCGAAACAAACTAAGTGCCTGTCTGGAGACGTGATTAACGCAAAAGTGCTTTTGGTCGGAGCTCCTGTAACCACTGTAGCCCGCTGATCTGTGCCACTCGAAGGGTTCCATTGATAAATAGACCCATTCACCGCCTGCATAATCAAAACTTGTCCAAACTGGTCAAACTTCCAAATGCGAGCAAAAATAGTCGGTTGAGCCACTACAGTACGGGCGGTTCCCCACGTGCCGGCTCCCCACGTTCCCGTACCCCACCCAAAGTCGAAAAAACTGCGGTCAGCCCCCACATTAATCTGATAAGCGCCAACAACAGAAGAGCCGCCATTACCTGTATCACTGCCGTTAGCGGAAACAGGCGCGGTAATCGTGTAGGTGGAAGAGTTTAAGACTTCCGTGATTTCGTATTCTGCGTTTAAAACATCCGCCGTGATAACTCCGCCCAAGGTTACTGCGCCAGAGAAAGTGACAAAGTCTCCGGTCTCTGCGCCGTGGCCGGCGTCTGTTACCGTGAGCAAAGCTGATCCGTTGACCGCGGCAAAGGTTACGTCGCCCGCCGCCGTCGTTTCTCGCAGGGGAGTTATGTCGGACCACGCGCCGCCTACGGAAACATAAATCTTTCTATTAGTGCCTACGGCTAAATAAGGAGTGCCTGCGGTGTTGTTCCAAGAAAAAGTTTCACTCGCAAAACCAACGAGGTAATTAGGCGCGCCATTAAAGTACGTCCATCCTCCTAATTTTTCGGGAAGCCCAAACCGAAAACGGACGTTGTCCCCGTCCGTAAATCCACCTTCCGCACCGTACTCTGTGTTTTGCTTGTCGATGCCTGCTTTTAACGCCAGTCGGAAATAACTCATTCATTCCACCAAATACGTTCCGGTTGCGATGAGGTCACAAATCTCAAGGGCTCTTGCCCCTACTTGTTTTCGCCATCGACTGTCAAGAAACTCTGTGCTTGCTTTTTTATAGTCGCCTTGTTCCATAGCGAGAAGGGCTTTTTTAAACCCCCGTAATCTGGAGCCTACACCCAAATTAAAGCCTAATTGGATCATAGCATCTCTCCGCACAGAATCTAAACTTAAAAACCACGGATACTGTTGCGTTAGCTCAGTAGTCACGCGCTCGATATCGCGTGCTAAGAGATAATCTACCTCTTCATCTGAAAGGCCTAGCCCGTTTTCAGGATTAATGTTTCTGCCAATTCCTACTGTCCAAGTTCCCGCCGGACATTTGTAAGCTACATGCCTGCCGTTGTTGTTTTTTACTTCGCCTTCATGGCTTTTAAGCATCTGAATTAACTTTTCCATTTTATTTCCTGATGTTGCTGCTGGAGCCGTAGAACGAGCTTGCCGCCGACGACACAAGGCCCCCGAGGTAGCCGATTACGAGGTTGGTCGTGGCAGCAGACACCTCTTCGCCCATTAACGTGACAAAGAAACAGTATACCAAAAACCCTACAAGACTAATGAGAGCAAACGCTTTGCTTGTTCGGTCCTTGCTGAAATGTTGGCGGGCATCTTTTGCAGAATCTGCTTCAATCTGGAAAGCCTCAAGGTCAATTTCCATTTCGCGGATTTTGTCTTCAAAAGCCCTATCTACCTCTTTAACTTCCGCCACTCGTTCAGGGTTTTTTTCTAAGAATTTTTCTATTTTAACGGGGTCTTTTTCGTTAATACCTAATCGGTCGGATAACATTTTAATTGCCATTCCCGCCACGGGATTGCTAGAGGCAATCGTTTTGGTAATGGTTGGAGCAAGGGTACGCAGTAACCCTAACCCGTTAAGTTTCATCTGTTTTCTCTGTCATTTCTTCTATGGTTTGACAGACGTCTACCATGTGAACACCAGTTACGGCAGTTAAACCAGCCCTAGCAACGGTCCGTCCCGCTTGCAAAATTGGATTACAATAAACAACTTCAGCATCTTTTATTTGACTAAGACTACACCCTGTCATCAGTAAACACAGCACAGAAATTCTAAGCATTTTCCACCTCGTCAGCCATTTTGTTAAGTTCTTTGATCTCATCCTCGTTTAAAATCTTGTCCTGTTCTTCCAAGAAATCTTTGAGCCGTTTTTTGTAATTATCAATATAGTGGTCGGTCGCGCGTTCTTTTATTTCACCCAGTTTCCTATCTTCTTTTTTAAATTCTTTAGAGGGATCAATGTGGTTAAGGCCGTTCCCTCCAAAATACAGCACTCGCTGCGACTTAGACGGCCCGTAGCACACTTTTGGCAGTATTGCCACAGCATCACAATGGTTTATAACGGACAGTTGGGTATCCAACTTCATAGGGCGTTTGAACCCTTTGAAAAAGACGTTCGGCTTTCCAAACGTGACGAGGTTTATATTCTTATAAATGTCTTTATTTCCTTTCTTACTTCTCTTTTTATTTTCCTGCATCAAAATGGCGGCCGATATTTCGGAGAGAGCTCCCGCGAGTGAGTGGCCTGTAATCAAGGTGCGTTTATTCGGGTCGATGTGCGGAAGTATTTGTTTCCAAATAGATTTATGCGCTAGAGCAAAGCCACCGTGGCAAAGTCTGCCAGCATACCAGACGGGTATAACGCAAAGGTCTGTGAGGATATCGATCTTCTGTTGAGTTCCGCGAAAGGCAATAATATCAATGCTTTCTCGTTTAGCTATCAGGGCGGTGGTAGAGGTCCATTTGTTTTCTATTTTTATGCAATCGTCCACATACTCTTCTCGGTAAGCTTTTTTAGACCAACTACAGGCCATATTCAGTAAAACTGGGTCTAGTTTCATTACTCTGCACTCAAACTAAAAATCAACAATAAAATAGCAGCTATCGTTCCTACTCCTAGCCCTATAAAAACAAATACTAAAACAACAGTTTTTATTAACTCTGCTTCGGCGCTCTTTTTATTAAACCGCATCTTGTTTTTTAAAGCTCTCTGCCGCTGCCGTCTATTATTCTCTGCAACAATTTTTCCCCAAGTTGCGCTTTTACCTTGGTCAATATACATCCATTTTATTTTATGCTCTAATTTGGCTACACGCTCTTGTTCCTCTATGTAGTCGATGGCTTCACCTAGCGTTGACCCTTCCTCTAAACCATACTTTGCTTGCCGCTTTTCTTCTTGCTTAACCGCTTCGTTTATATCTTGCTTGGCATCAAAAAATTGCCTGACTGTAGACCGCATCTCTCCAATTTCTTTGCCTCTGTCTACCCCCGCTTTCAGGAGGGTATATGCTTTGAAAGCAGCTTGAGCTGCTACTGCGATTTCAATCATCGTACTTCCTCGCAATAGGCAAATATTTCGGGGTTATCAGGACGGTAACTTAGCCTTTGTGCAAACGTCTGACACCTAGACAAATCCTCAAAACACAAGGTATCCCTACAACTAACAGTGGTAGTTTGTCCTCCTATGACTAACACAAGCATATAAGTAAGCATGGTTGCTAACTTCGCTCACTAGAGAGCCTTACAACGCATCGACTTCATCGTGAGTTGTAGCCGCATTAACAGCCGTGACTCTCGCTTCATACGTGTCTTGTGCCGCCGCCACTGCCGCCGCGTCGTACTGAGTGCTAGGAAATTCGTCTATCTCTTTGTTCATTTCTGCTTGCACTACGGCTCGATAGTTAGCTTGAGCCTGTGATATTAAACTTCCCTTACGCTCATCTACACTAAGGTCTCTAACGGCATAAACAATCTGCACGGGGTCTACTGAAATATCAAAGGTATGCCCGTCATAGACTTGACGGTCTGCTGTTAAGTTGGGTTTTACCTCAACCGCTGATTTCCACCCTTCCTCACCCGCAGGAGGCTGCGTGTCCCAGACTTGTTTTACTTCTTCATTTACGACTTGTACAAATAAAGACATGAGTGTCTCCTTATATTAATAATTTTATGACTTAAAGATAACATTAGTGTGTTTGCCACTACAGCCTCTTCCTAGTACGCCCCAATCCGTAAGAGAGCCTACCTGTACCGGAGAACTACGATTGGTAGTAGTGCCATCGCCTAATTGACCTTGAGCGTTATTACCCCATATATACAGTGCATTGCTCGTAGTTGTAGCTGCTTTATGGTCTTGGCCACCCCCGATTTTATTCCACGTAGTAAGCCCCCCTATCTGTACCGGAGAAGAGTAATTAGTGGTATTACCTACTCCTAATTGGCCCTTATCGTTTTTCCCCCAAGACCAAAGTGTGCCATCGCTTTTTGTTGCGAGAGAAGACCTATACCCACCGGAAATTGCCAACCACGTAGTCAATGCACCTACCTGTACGGGAGATGAGTAGCTAATGGTATTACCTTGGCCTAATTGACCGTCATTGCCATATCCCCAAGCATAAAGTTTGCCGTCGGTAGTGGTGGCTAGAGTGTTAAGCATACCGCAAGAAAGGTCTGCCCAAGTAGTCAATGCACCTACCTGTACGGGAGAGGAAGTATTGGTGGTATTACCTTGACCGAGATAGCCAAACGCATTGTATCCCCAAGCGTAAAGTTTTCCTGCGGTGGTGATAGCTAAAGTAAATTGAAACCCGCAAGAAACTTTTTCCCAATAAGTTTCTGACCCTACCTGTACGGGAGATGAGTAGCTAGTGGTATTACCTTGGGCCAGCGCCCCACTATTGCCAAGTCCCCAAGCCCACAAAGTACCATCGGTTTTAATAGCTGCTGTGTGAGCCAGCCCAGATGCCGCTGTATTCCAAGTTGTAAGTGCGCCGACTTGGACTGGAGATGAGTAATCAGTGGTATTACCCAAACCTAATCTACCACTCCCGCCGTCGCCCCACGTCCAAAGTGTACCGTCTGTTTTAATGCCCCCACTGAAATTTCCCCCCACCCATGTAAGTTCCCAATTGGTAAGTGCGCCTATCTGTACTGGTGAACTACGATTGGTAGTAGTGCCATCGCCTAATTGACCAGTAGAGTTTTGACCCCACGAAAAAAGCTCTCTATCAAGAGTACGCATAGGCCACAGACCCTTACTCTCGTAATCGGCTACTTGATCTAAAGTCCATATACCTGACGCAGAACCCCCCTCACCATCGGTAGGGCCAACAACAGTTGGGGCTGTTTTGTTGATAAAACCACCGGGCCACTTTCCACTCATTTGACTCTCCGCAGTGCCTTTTTCTCACTAAGGCGCTCTTTAATTTTATTGAACGGGGCTTCCCAATCACCAAAAGATTCTTGCCTAAATAACTTCATTGTGTCGTAGTAGGGACACGTATCACCCTCTTGCGCGTACAAAAAATAAGGCATGACAGGGATCACCGTCCAAGTCTCGACACCCATTGCAGCCGCTAAATGACTGACTGAAGTACAAGAAGATATGACCAAATCACACGAGGCCGTAGCCTGTCGAGTGTCCTCCCAAGAATCGAGTGGAACTTGCTTAACCCAACGTGGGCAAGCCTCTGCACCTTCATCGCGTTGTAGGGAAATAAAATCCGCATCTATGTCTTTTAAAGCATTAAACATTAACTGGTAAGGGAATTTCTTCTGGTGTTCATCTTCAAACGCCATTTGCCCTTGCCATCTAAGACCAATGCGCTTACGAAACCCTTTAATAGTTTTAGGCTTAGTAATGTAGGGTTCGCCTGTTAAGTCTTCTAACTCAAACCCAAGTGGCACAACAGATGACATACCTTGCACATAAAAGTCGTGATAAACACCCTGACAAGACTCGTGCTGGACAACCGCGCTTACGCCCTCTACATCTGTAAATAAAGTTGCCAAAGGGCCAGAGCAAGCCACAATGACTTTACAGCCTCTAGCAGCAATGTGCTTGGCATAGCGTACTTGGTGTATCTGGTCACCTAATCCACCTTCTAAATTAAGCAAAACAACGCCTTTAGACTTTCCATCCCACAACGGGGAGTTAAGCTGGGAGTTTCCAAAGACACCGACTATCCGACCACGATCCATCAGTTGGTAGCCTTCCTGAATCTTGCCTTGATGCAGCACATACCACCCGCGATTAAATGCTGCGCGATGGTTGTTTGGTTCATCTTTTTCAATTTTCTGAGCTAAATGCCAACCCTCTGCAAAGTTGCCCATCCTAGAAGCACTTAGCTGAAGGTCTAAATCATGCAACTCAGGAGTGGTGCGCGGGTTTTCTAACCAAAACTCCGGTTGACAAAAAGTGCTGTAGTGATGCTTTAAAACGTGCCGTGGGTCTTCGCTGTGTTGTTTGGCAAGCACTGGTTGAACATCGTGCATACCCGCATAACCGTGTATCTCTTCATCGTCTTCTTGGACGCTCGTGCCGTCAATAGCCTTAAAATCGTAGTCAAAGTCCTTTAAGCCCAAGAAGGTGTGTATACGTTCTAGTTGCGATTTAGGGTCTGCAATTAAATCTTCGTACTCAACGATACAAAAACACTCTGGGTCATATTCATAACCAACCTGCAATGAGATGTACGCAGCTTTTAAATGCTCTGACAACGCGCCTGAATAAATAAAATCATCAAGATCATCGGGTTTAGCTACACGCACGAAAGAGGCCATACAGTCAGGTATAGAGCGCACAGTAGCGATAATTTTAGGTTTAGCTCCCACCACCTCAGTCATTGCTTGCATAACCTGTGGAATAGGCCAACCGCGACCCTTATCTATTACAACAGGCGCATCAAACTCTTTATAAAAAGCATCAATAGTTCCACGGACAGAATCGACCAAAATCTTGTGGTTTTTTTCATCAGCCCTAAGAAGCCCTGTTCCAGACCACGTATTAACCATGCCGTCGATAGCAAACACAAGCCCAGATGTTGTGGACACATGAGTCTGTTTATTTTGATTCAGTATTGCCGCCAGTACCGTAGAACCGGATCGGGGTACGCCTGACATGAAATGTAATTGTTTTTTCATAATAATTAATAACTACTCGGCAAATGCTAAAAAGTGGCTGGTAGCGTATATCCTCGGTAACGTTGCCGGCCAAGTGGTAAGCGCACCTACCTGTACCGGAGAGGAGTAATTAGTGGTATTGCCTAGACCTAAATTACCATTACCGTTTTGTCCCCAACCATAGAGTGTACCGTCTGTCGTAGTACCCATAGCAAACCCAGTACCCACAGTAATAGCTGCCCACGTAGTCAATGCGCCTACTTGAACAGGGGAGGAATAATCAGTCGTATTACCTACGCCTAATTGACCGTAGTTGTTACGCCCCCAAGACCACAGAGTACCGTCGGTTTTAAGGGCGTAAAGGGAACCATAAGGGGCACTCCATGCTATTGCATTCCACGTAGTCAATGCGCCTACTTGTACTGGAGAGGAATACTTGGTGGTGTTGCCTACGCCTAATTGACCGTAATTGTTAAACCCCCAAGTCCATAAAGTACCGTCAGTTTTAATAGCTGCTGAAGAGTAAGGCCCAGCAGAGATTTTTAACCAAGTGGTCAGTGCGCCCACCTGCACCGGAGAAGAATACTGGGTGGTGTTGCCTGTTCCTAAGTTGCCGTGAACGTTGTATCCCCAAGCGTAAAGTTTGCCGTCAGTGGTAGTAGCAAGAGTATGAGCATCACCCATAGATACATTCGCCCACGTAGTCAATCCCCCTACTTGTACTGGGGAAGAATAATTAGTGGTATTGCCCACACCTAACCGTCCATTTAAGTTAATACCCCAAGTCCAAAGAGTACCGTCGGTTTTAATCGCTCCACTAAACCCTTGAACGCTTCCCCCTGAAACTATTTTATCCCACGTAGTAAGTGCGCCTACCTGTACTGGGGAAGAATAATTAGTCGTATTACCTGTGCCTAATTGTCCGTAGTTGTTTATACCCCAAGCGTAAAGTTCACCACTGGTGTTGATACCAAAGGAAGAATAATAGGCCGCACTACCTTTACTCCAAGTGGTAAGAGAACCCACCTGCACAGGGGAAGAATAGTTAGTAGTAGTATTTCCTTGCCCTAATTGTCCGTAGAGGTTAAAACCAGCACCCCACAATGCACCGCTTGCAAAAGGAGGCGAGGGCCACGTACCCGCAGCGTCAGCTTGTGCTTGTGCTTGGAGGTTCCATCTACCTGAGTATTGGACACCTGATGTTATAATTGGCATATCAATTCCTTAAAATTGTAAAGCAAGTGGCCCTTTCGCTTGTGACATTTTAGGTAAAAAAGACCACGCAGTAAGAGCACCAACTTGAACAGGAGAAGAGTAGTCAGTGGTATTGCCTACCCCTAATTGACCTTTGTTGTTATACCCCCAAGACCAAAAAGCGCCGTCGGTTTTGATAGCGTAGGAAGCGAAAGGGCCACCAGCGATTTTATCCCATGTAGTCAATGCACCTACCTGCACAGGGGAAGAATAATTAGTTGTATTGCCTTGTCCTAAACCACCGTAGTTGTTACCTCCCCAAGCCCAAAGAGTGCCGTCGGTTTTTATCGCCATTACATGGTAAGCCCCTGAAGCTATTTTTAGCCACGTAGTAAGAGCGCCGACTTGTACTGGGGAGGAAATTCCAACGGAAACAGTGCCTTGACCTAGTTGGCCTCGATCATTCTTACCAAACATCCAGATAGTGCCATCTGTTTTAATGGCTGCGGCCCAACCATAACCCGCAGTTATGTCTAGCCATGTAGTAAGAGCGCCTACCTGTACCGGAGAGGAGTAATTGGTTTCGTTATTTAAGCCTGTCCTGCCATTTTGTCCGTATCCCCAACTCCAAAGAGTACCGTCGGTTTTAATGGCATGACTAGTATACATGCCCCCAGTAACAGTGGCCCACGTAGTAAGAGCGCCGACTTGTCCGGGGGTATTGACTACTCCCGTAGTACCTTGACCAGCGGCTCCCATAGCGTTTTGACCCCATGTCCATAGTGTGCCGTCTGTTTTAATGGCTAGGCCGTCGTTTGCGCCCGCCGCAATTTGTGACCAATTAGTGTAAACACCTACTTGTATGGGGGTCGAAAACGAACTACCAGTAGTGCCGTTGCCTAGTTGCCCAGCGGAGTTATTCCCCCAAGTCCAAAGCGTATTGTTGGTTTTAATTGCTCCCGCCCAATTATAACCCCCTGAAACTGTAAGCCACTCCGTAATACCCACTTGTACTGGAGAAGATCGGTCAACGGTATCACCCAAGCCTAGTTGACCTTTAACATTATATCCCCAACTATAAAGACCACTAGCACTCACACTGGTCTGGGTCGCCAGTGGATCAAATCCCGGCTTTACAAAAAAACCTTTATCACTACCAATAGGCATGAGCTACTCCTTACGAGCTTATTTCTTCATAGCTTACGCTGTAGGTAATCTTGCTTGCTGTCCCACTGGTTACAGTGATGGAAGTGTTTTCCATTAAGTAAATAGCTGTAGTCTTATCCACAGCAATCACTGACGCATCAGCAGGGACGCTAAGTGTAGATACAATTGGAAAAGCTGTCCCACTAGAAGGAGCAGAGCCTTGGGCTACCGCGCCGTTAGTGTAGATACTTATCGTTGTATTAACCGCACTGCTGCCATCAACATTAGCCGCTACGATCTGGTTAATCTTAAATACCTTTCCGCTACTTGCTGCATTAGGCAGCAAAACTACCTCCGACGTTCCTGAAGGAGTTAGGTAGGTCGTTACACCTAAAATACTTGTTACTGCTACTATATTGGGGTTTGCCATTATATTTCTCCGTTAGAATCCCATGACCATCGCAAGCGCGATGCTTAAACCTGCGGATATTCCACTAGCGGCAGGAGCCGTTGACTGCCACGTAGAACCGTTAGATGTTAAAACATTACCTGATGTACTGGGCGCTACAACTTGTACGGCTGAAGTGCCATTACCCAAAACCACATTATTAGCAGTTATAGAAGTTGCACCCGTACCGCCGTTGGCGACAGCTAAGGTTCCAGCAGTCGTGATTGTCCCAGACCCGGTAATTGGGCCACCGCTGTAAGTAAGACCTGTTGATCCTCCTGCCATCTGAACAGAGGTAACAGTTCCTGCACCTGCTTCGGTAGGATTAGCGTTAAATACCGCTGCCCCTGCCCCCGCACCGTCAGTCACAACCATAGCCTTAGAGCCATTAGTTATAGTTATTTCAGCACCCGAGCCTTGTTTAATAGAAATAGACTGTGAACCAGTAGTGGCGTTCTCAATTACCCACACCTTGCTAACTGTGTTTGGCCCAAGCGTAGCAGTCCGGGTAGCTGTCAAAGAACCTGCCGAAGTAAACTTCAGATAGAATCCGCGAGTAGCATCTGCCGTACCATCGGGCATTGTGAAAGTTTCATTAGCATCAGATGCGAATTGTTTTGTACCGTAGCTAAA